GCTAAAGAAAACATATGATGTATTTGTTAAGGAGCTAACCCCAGCGATGACATCAAAATCCGCTGGGGGTGATACCGCAATATGGTCTGGTAATGCAGGTAAGCTTGTGCATAACATAACTTTTCATTCTAAAATAATGGTATGGTTACATATGGGATTTAAATGGTTAGATCCTGAATATGTGAAGATACAACTAACGAAGAAACAGCCAGGACAGATATTCTCAAGGAACGTACCAGCTAGGAACACAAGAGCTATTTTCGCAGTACCTGGCCCTGTTTATGCCTGTGAAACGTGGCTTGGGAAAATATTACTAAATTGGATGTCTAACCAAGAAGAATTTACATTAGCAAAGGAAAGCGGTGCTTTCATAGCGAATCACGCACCCGGATTAGTAGCGACAGGAAGAGACGAATTTCTAGTTATGCTCACAGACTTTAGTGATTATGATGCTACTGAAAAGTGGAATAATGTGAGGAGGATAATGGTTGATGAACTTAGGGAATTTGGTAAGCGTAATAAATTTGAAAAATTTGGTCTATGGGAATCTGCGATTGAGATGACCGCTCAAATTTGGGAGAAGATGCATAATGCTATATTTTCTGAGGAAGATATTGAGATAATGACTGACATGTTATGCTCAGGTGAGTTTATGACCATAATTATAAATAGCTTAACAAATAAGGCGAATTGGCGTTATTTTTGGAAGAAATTACAAGCAAGTGGTCATCCAGTCAGACTAAAGGTGAGATTGTCAAGATATGAGATACTTGGAGATGATTTTTACGCGATTTTTGAAGTACTGGATAAGCTAAATGCTAATGATATTGATTTTATGGCTAAATTGAGCGAAGAGTGTGCTAAAGAATGCGGTTTAAAAGTAAATGCCAATAAAACAGCAATAATGAAGCATTATTACGAATATTTAAAGAAGAAGTCGAGAAGAGGATACATTATACCTCGGTTATCACAAATACAAATATTAAGTTCTGAAAGGGTTAACTATTTACCAAGGTCAGCGGAGCAACTGCGTGGATATGCTCAATTATTAACTGAATATGTAAGTAGAGGCGGTAATATGAAATTTTGTATTGACCTACTCGCTTTTACTTGGTTAGTGAAAAGGAATATAAAGTACAAGATTAGAGATGAGGTTACATGGGTACGGCTGCCTATGGCTTTATTGTATGCCCCAACTAAAAGCGGGGGATGCTCACAATTTACAAATACGTTAATCGGAGCTAATAAAGATGCGATAATACCATTTGTGCATGATGAAGATGCCATTGATAGAATAGCATGGGCTACAGTTTATTCTAAAATAAGCAAGTCTAATGTTAAGAAAAAGTTAGCTGAAAAGATTATGGCTTCAGGATTTGCTAATGATGGGATGGCAATATTAACAAAGGTAATGAGTACAGAACCTGGTAGGTTGAAAGACGCTTCAGAAGCAGTTGTTAGGTTGAAGAATAAATTTGGTATCAACCCAGTTGATGATAACCTATCATATGCTAATCTACCTGTGAGGTCTGTGAATCGCGCTATAGTTGACAATCCAAAAATGCTAGAAGTAGAGTTTGAACAGCGATGGCATGATGCGGTTGCTATTGGGTATAATAAGAAGGAATTAGAAAAGTTGGCTACTAGAGGGAAAATAGTTGAATTAATAGTGACTCCTGAGGCTTATAGGCGACTGCCAATTATTTATCGATGCCACAGCGGAGTGACCATTTTAACAAAAGGTACAGGAGAGTGGGCTGTTAAATTAGGTAAGTGGGCAATCAAAATGACTGTGGCTACAAATGGTATGAGTATTGATGAATGTGTAAATTATCTAGATGAAAAGGCTCCCAAGTACAAACATCCAATATGGGATAGTTGGTCATTTGTAAACTACATAGATTTAAAACGAGTAAGCGATCTACCATATAAACATGATATCTGTCCAATTATTGGAGTAGATAAAGGATTACGTGACATGTATTTACGAGTAGGACTGAGTAGCGAATTGGATGCATTCGCATCAGATATGACACGTCTAATTGGTGAGCTAAAGAAGGGCGGATTACCGGAAGACATTCAGACGTCAACATTATTTGAGATGCTAAGTAAAGTCAAACTCGTAGGCAATTTTGAGGATATGGTCGACGCTCTAGTTATGATGGGTGTACATTTAGGAGCGGCTACTAAATTCATAACTAGTGTTGAGTCTAAATTGAATTTATTTACTATATTAAATAAGGTTGATTCTTACTCAATTTCAGATATGATTTTAGGGTACTTAGACTTAAGTGAGGAAAGCTATGCTAGAGTGGTGAAGTTTACTTTCTCAGGTAATGATCAGCTAGATAAGGTCACACAAACATTAACTTTTGCGAGGGCCTTATGTAAAGGTAACGATGAGATAGTGGGGATTTGGTATGCTGAACCTGATAAACTGGGAGTCGTTAGGGTTTTACAAGACATTTATAAAAGTAAGATGGATTCATTGGCTTATCTTTGGCTTGGAGGCTTTATCTAATCCTTTCTTTATGAGCAGCTCG